CCTAACTCTGGTTTCTCAAAAGAGATCCAACAACAACCGCATCAATTAAGAAACGGAGGTTGCCAAGCGCCACTCAAGTTGCAAGAATGGCGCGATCCGCCCGTACAACGGGACGGATGGTGCTGCCCGCGATTGGGACGAGGGGACAAGCTTAACCCTCGTCTTAGTGCGCCGGCGAAAGGTGAACTCAGGTCGGTACATGTCATCGCTTTTCACATCCTTGCGGAAGTTTGGAGTGAGAGGACTGTTGCCACTTAGAGCTCCGTACATTTCCGTAGCAGGGCTGGGTCGGCGCGGATCAGAAACACCCGTGTCGACATACTCATGCCAGGACCAGCTTTGATAGTCACGATTCCACAAGCTGCTGCAGTGGCCCATAAAAACATCTATGGGCACAGTCGCAGCGCCAGCGGGCGGACCATCAACTGGGCGGTATAGCCGTTCCTTCACAGGAATGGGCGCGAGGATCGCATCTAGAACTGCCTGAGGGCAGTCGGGATGACGGAGCCTCATACCGTTATAAACCTTGTAAATATCCCAATCTGTTTTAGGGACAAAGTCAAGGTTGTACGGTCGTACAGGAACACCTTCATAAAAGTCTGCCCCACAGCTTTCTCGAAAAGGCCCGAAGAAAAAGGTCTTGTCGATGTTAGTACGAAATCCGTAAAACTTAAGGACTTCGACAACAAGTAGAGCTGCACGCTGGTGTACAATGATGTCATCACCGTAAACTCGGAACTCTGAGTCGCCGGTTACTACACCCACAGCGTATGCTATAGACGCAAAAATAAGCGTTTCCAGCGGGAAGCAGAACCCATTTCCCATGCTGACGAACTTGTGGTATCTGCCACAGCCCCACTCACTTTCGTAAGAAGGACTGCGGAGGGCACTCATCAGCGAAAACCAATCTGGCGGTAGCAAGTCTTTAACGGCTCCGATGCTAAGGGAGTCACTTGCGCTGCTAAGATCGATAGTGGAAAAAGGATTAAAGCCACCCAGGGAGCCGAGTCTAGCTAACTCGGAGTTACTCTCCTGGTCCTCGAGGTCCAAGCCAAATCGACGCAGTCTACCACGAAGGTAAACATCCACGCCTTTCTGGACTAGACCGTTGAGTAACGGCTCTATGGCAATCGTCCTATGGACGACGGCCGTTTTGGGCACCATAATTATTTTGTTCGCGCTTACCTTCTCCGTTTTACTATGGAACAAGCCCTTAAAAAGCGGCAAGTCCATTGAGAAGATACTTCTTTGCTGAAGCAGCTCCCAGATGAGGGGTTCCCCCGCCATCGCGGATAAAGCAAACGGTAAAGCTGTCGGGGTCACAGTCCAACTTTCGCTTTCGAGCTTTGCAGCTCTATGCGTAGCTGTCCCATGGACACCCAACGAAGCTCCCGGTCCAAAATCACATCTTTCATAGATTTTCTGCATGTCTGGCTTGTGGCCAATCACGCGTGCGATCCATTGCCTGGCGCACTCTCGAATTGAAGAGTGCCGCTCTCTGCCAACTAGCTTTTCCGCGCGTAAGCGCTGATTGGTTCGTCGACAGAGGTGCTCAGCCGCCCGGAATTTATCCCAGGCTGCCTGCTCAGGTTGTAGCGAAGCATCCTCGAAAGGAAGCTTTTTTACAAAAGACGCTAACTGGTTCATGAGCAAATGTTTGCTCGCATCAGGATATATCTGTGACCCGATGGTTCCAGCTACCTTGACGGCACTCCCGAAGGAGTTGCTTAGGAGGTTGCCAAACAAACGGCTAACCCCCTCGTCTTGGATTTGGTGTGACCTGACGAACGACTCAAAGACCTGGCAAAGGTACTTGCGTGGATCCTTGATACGGCTCCTGCTTTGCGGCAGTAGTCGAATTGAAGGTTTCATTGCGATTCCTTTCATTCCATAATGCTGTGGATATCGTCATTGCGACGATCAACACAATAAGGAGGACCTGATTACCACTCATTTCAGTAAGTGATATCGAGTTTCTTAAAGAGGCTTGTGGTGTTAGCAGTTTCAAGTGCCAACAGAGACGAAGCATCTGCAATCATGGAGGCAACGTCTGCATCCGCAATACCGACCGGAAGACTGGCCGATACTGTGAGGATTGCTTCCGCTGTGGTCGTGTCAGCCAACGTTACGGTCCGCGTGATTTTCGCTTGGGGTTTTGCAACACCAGCAAAGCCTTTTACGGGTTTCGGGTATACGCGTTTCAGCTCCAGAACATCGGAAACTGAAAGCGTGTTTGCCGGCCCGGTGTAGGCGATTGAGTCAGGCGCGATACGATCTTGGTTGTACGCTTTGGTACTAATGGTAATGGACATTTTGTCTGTTCCCAGTGAGTTGTTGAACTAAGAGACTGATGGCTGACAGAACGGGGGTGCGGTTAAGCGAGAGATTCATTGCGAATCCCATTCCCGAGCCTGGCAACATTGGCGTTCGACTGTAAGTCTCATAAATACAGCGATCGCTGTCTCCACAGTGAACCACTTCAACCCAGGGGTCGGAAGTACGCGAAGATGTTACTAAACGCGTCAACGTCTGTTTCCTGGATATCGTAACCCATTGTGTAAGAAGGTCGTTAGTGCACATAGCTGTCAAGCCGGCAACAACATCGCCGACATTAACGAACCAGTCAATGACAAAGGACCATGGAAGCAGCTCCCACGCAGCAGCGGGTATGTCCGATAAACGGACCCCCAAAGCAGAAGTGGCGCTCTCTCCTTTAAAAGCGTATAACACGCCGGCCCTCACGGTCACCTCCTCATCCAATGTAGTGCGCATGGCAGCTTCTACGAAGCCGCTAGTGGCGTACCCATCAGACCAGGAAGACCGCGAATCAACCATCTTTCCGCGCGCCGTTTGGCGTAGAACTTCAGGATGGCGAAACACTAAAGCTTCAACAATCCCCTCAATATCGTGCATCAGCGGTTTAACGCCGAATTGAAACGCAAGATACTGAGAAGCTATGGCCCCGATAGCGGCGTTGCGATTTATCTGCCACGCCGTCGAATACCCGTACCCATGACGGTTCCCACCGGAGGAAACTTTACCGTACTTTCTGTTGAAAGAAAGCGGTTTCCGGAAGAACTTGGTGAGTGCGGCGAACGGGTTCCTTAGTAAGTTAATGGTGTCTTGGAGCTCGCCGAGAAAGGCGAGACCCTGCACCACTGGCTTGTTAACATTTGCCATGGCTTTCGTCACAGCAGCAGTTATTAAACCTTCCGTGGGTACGATGGGGGGGGGCTCAGAAAAACCGAGCACACCCGCCCATCCGCCCAGGGCATAGGTAGCAACACCTTTCCAAATGGCGATGGCCGGATCAGCAGCTGGGTGCATATGCCCCCATCCGGTTGACGCCACTTTAGAGAAAGTGCACTTTTTGGATGAAACTGGGTTGTTGATTATTAGCCCAGCTGCGCTCATCTCCTTGAAGGCCGGCGTCACGTGGTCGTACATATTCCTGTAAACACCGATCCTCGCGCCTTGAGTGGCGGAGGGGTTTACGGTGGCATTGGGCCCGTACACTGTGTACGTTTCCGATGAAAAGGAAGTATTGTCCGACTCGCGAAAGCGGTCATAGGGAGACTTTAGAGTGCGCATTAACATCGCTCCTAACGACTTAGGTTGTTGGAAGAGATCAAGGTGGCATTGCACCACGTTGTCACCTGGCAAACCTCGCGGTTTGCCCAAAGGAAATCTCCTGTTAGGAAGCTAGGATAATCGATCGTGACCGGTAATTAGCCGG